TCATTTCAGATATTCATCAAGAATTCCAGTTTCTTCAAGATACCGAAGAACAAGTTCTGAAATCTTTTGGTTTGGTGTTGTTCCTTCTTTCTTGCAAGCCTTTCTGAAAAGCTCCCATAGTTCTGGATTAACCGTAAGGTGAACGTCTTTTTCTTTTTTTCTTAAAAGCCTCAGTGCTTTCTGCCAGTTCTCCATAAGGCTTATTGTATGGGAAAGGTAGACGGCTTTGAATGTACATACTTATGTTCATTTGCTAAAATGAAAACGTCCCCCTCACGGGGGACAGTGGGCTAAAAGTTCTTTATGAGGAGCTCCGTCCCTCTTGGGCGGCTCCTCATCCTTGAATAGCCAGTCACTCCGTAACTGGACTTGGAAACTTCCTTTGTATACCAGTTGAAGCCTTTGTATAGTTCTTCTACGAGGTTGCAAGGATAGTAGGAGAGAACAAACTTCCCTTTGATGTTTTTCAGAATTTCAGCAAGGTCTCTGTGGTCTTTCTCTGTGAAACCCATTCGGTAGTAATGCTCCTTCTGAACGTATGGCGGGTCAAGGTAGAAGAGTGTATTGGGAGTGTCGTATTTTTCTATGACTTTTCGGAAGTCAAGGCATTCTATCTGGACAGTAGAAAGTCTGTATCTAATCTGATTGAGCCTTTTCAAAAACGGTAACCACCCCATGCCTCCGCTTTTCCTTGTATTAGCAGATATGCAGTATCCCCAGCTGTTTTGATTCCCTCCGAAGGATTGAGTAGCTATGATGGCGTAACAAAGAGCTTTGTCTATGTTGTCTTTAAAGTATCCTTCCCTAATCTGCTGGAGTACCATCTGGAAGAGGCGTCTTGAGTGAAGGGTTCTTTTGGCTCTTCTTTTGAATTCTTGAAAGTGGTCTCGCAGGACAATGAAAAGGTTAACGAGTAGTTCGTCGTTATCATTGTAGACTTCTACAGGGGAGGGTTCTTTTTTGAAAAGAATCCAACCAGCTCCCCCAAAAGCTTCAACGTAAGTCATTTTTGTGTAATCCGGTGGAAAGTGTGAGATTACCCACTTGGCAAGTCTACTTTTGCCGCCGATGTAAGGGAACATGACGGAACCTCCTTTTGGGTTTTGGATGAAAAGAAAAAAAGAATTCATAAAAGAATGGCTTTAACGGGAGGGGAACGGCAGGAAGGCAAGGAGGGTCTCCTTAAGATTTATTAAGCCTTTTGAGAATCTCTGTTTTTTCTTTACTTCCAGCAGAGCTCCCAAAGTAAAAGGCAAATATTTGAGTGGTTATGGTAGAGAGAACTCCAAGGATATAGATAACGATGTCTTTCTGGTCTCCGGTAAACTTCCCCTGAGCAAAGTAAAAAAAGAGAACAAAGGTAAGGACTACAGTTGTGAAAGCTAAAACCGATGGAAAAATCTTGTTTAAAAACGGAGCTGCATAACTCGTTGAGATTTCAGCGTAAGTCTCGCGGGCTGATTGCGTGTCGGCAAGGTGAGCTTTTTCTCTCTCAAGGTTTAGTTGTTCTTCCTTAAGGCGGAGCTCCTCTTTCTTTAACAGTTGTTCAAACCGCTCTTCGTCGGTTGTGATAAAGTCGTCTGCAAGGTCCTTGACGGCATCTATTACGCTTTTCCCTACCCCGCCGGCTAAGAAGCTAAAGATACCCACGACAGTGCCTCCAAAGCTCTGTTTATCCAGCCCCTCAGGTATAGGGCGTATTTGCGAGGATTTTTATTAGCAAGAGCCGCATAAAAAGCTATTCTGGTCAAGGTGAAATCCTTAATGAATTCTTCCGGGCTTGCGCCGTTAATAGCAGAGAGCGTCTGAGGTCCGAGGATACCGTCTGTCGGTACTCCTAAAACCCTTTGTGCAAGCCGGACCGTTTGTCTAATCCCCAAGTTGACCGCCGTTTCAAAGAGGAGGTCCCGAACTTTTTCGTCCTTTACCTGCTCAAAAGGCTTGTAGAAATTACTGTAATAGAAGTCCTCTACAAGTTCAAACGGCGGCTCCTTCCCCCGGTCTATGTACGCCCAACCCTGCCAATCCGGGTGGGCTTTTCTGTAGATGCCGGCATAGGTTATGCTATCTTCCGTAGGGTTTCTATGAAGCCTTAGACCGCCTTCAAGTTGTAAAACTTTTTGTAGCGCTTCTTTGAACGCCACTTTTCACCTCTTTTGGTAGCTTAGTCGCGTATTCAAATTTCAGGAGTGGACTTTTGAGGAATAGGCGGGGACTAACTTCTGAAGGATGAGTGTTTTTGAGAAGCTCCACTCCTGCCTGTTGGAAAGCCGTAAAGACCAGTTCTGAGCAAAACCACCTGTCTTTCCGTTCTAATTTCCAGCTCCTTAAAGGAAAGCCCAAGATTCCTAACCAGTCGTAGGGTTTTAGATGTTGTTTTATGAGGAAGTCCTCTATAGCCGTCTTTTGGTCTTCTGTAACTTCTACGGAATAAACGGCAAACTCAGTTCCCGGCGTGTGGACTTCCGAGAAGAAGCCTGTTCTAACGCCACTCCACCATGCCTCTATTACTACCGGGTTGCTCGGGTCCGATAGGTTAAGACAGTAGGCTATATGGGTATAGGGAAAGCCCCACTGCCACCACCTGATAAGGCGGCTCGTGAGGCTGATTCCTTTTGAGGCGAGAGTGTAAACCTTTGGCATTTTATGCCTCTAGCGGTATCTGGTTATATGCCTCTTCACAGAGTTTTTTCACATCAACCTGGAGGAGCTCTTCAAGGGTCATTGAGTCTATTTGACTCTCAAGCTCTCCTTCTTTATCCCAAATTTCCTCTTTCCAGTTGAATATCCTGGCAATCTCCACTGCACGGGCAAGAAGAGGAAGGATTTTCTGGACAGACTCATCTGATAGTCCTTTTGCCTTTAAGTCTTCAATTGCCTGCTCTTGCGTGTAGGCTCCAGCTACAAATAGAGCAATTTTCTGCTTTACTTCATCTGTGGTAATTGCAATGCCTTCTTGTGCTGCTATGTAGAGAATCCTTCCTTCTATTACCTGAGCTTCTGAGGTTATGTCTGCAAGGTCTTCGTCCATCTCTTTGAGCTTTTGGTTAATGTAGGAATCTGTAAAGGAAGAAATATCACGTTTTGCTAAGTCCTTGGCGTAAGGAATTTTATAGATAGTTGTTATACCAGCTTTTTTATCTTCTTCTTCCACAAATTTCATTGCTAACTGTAAATCTTTCAAAGAATTAGCCAAAAAGACAAATACAGGAATACTCTCTCCTTGCCTATAAACTTTAATTTCCATCATAAACCTCCCTTAGGCATAGATATCTGCTATCAGGACTTTGAAGGCGTCTTCAACGTATCCGGGCGTAAGGACGGGAAGTCCAATGTAGAACTCAACTACATCTTCAAGAAGGTAAATGGGAAAGGGGTCTACGTGATGCCAACCGTTTAAAGTTTGGTGGGTAATGAGACCATTAACTACAACATCGCCACTTTCGAGTTCCCCAGCTGGAGAAACCCTAACTTTACCTTGTCCTACTCCAAATACGGTAATTATTGCAGTGTATTGTCCCCAATGGATAGGCGGTCTTGGGTTTACTCCGGACATCAGAAAATATCCATCTGTATTGGGAGCTTTCTCCATGTGAACCTTAAGGAATCTAAGACCAGCTTCTCCTATAATTGAGCAACAACGGACAACTAAGTTGCCAGTATCGTCCGTAACAACACTTTTTATTTTCTGAGCCATCTGCTTCGTTATGTCGTTATAATCCCAAGGAACAGCTTCATAAGAGTAGGTATGTCTCCGAGGATTGTAACCTCCGAAGGAAAAATCAGTTCCAGCCTCTCCTACAAAAAGAGGGTTTTTGTACAGATTAAGGGCTGGATACTCCCCTCTTGCACCAGCTATAAACCCATCGACTTGTGCCTTTAGTTTCGGAAGTCCGGGAAGATTTAAAGAAGTTCCATCTGAGAATAGGAAGGGAACATCTCCGTTTGTGGTGGCGAGTTTAACTAATTTTTGAGCTACCTCCTTGATATCTTTTGAAGCGTTATTCAATGCAACAAGTACTTCATCAAGCGTTGTCATTTTAGCCTCCTAATCGCTGTTCAAGTTGCCCTATTCTGTATGTGAGACCCGCTATTTGACTTTGAAGGTCAAGGACTATTTGAAACAGGCTTGCGACGTTGATGGAAAGGGCATTTGCTACTTCGTCTGAGATATCTTGAACTGCTGTTAGCTCTACCTGGTTAGCAATTACCTTTTCAAAATCAACCCAATCCATTCCGTTCCAGAAGAAGAACTTGTCCAAATCAATGCGGTAGCAGATCTGACCTGGACGGGGGTTGGAAGGGAAAGCTTGTCCCATAAAATTCGTACGGAGAGCTTCAAGAGCAGCCTTCAAAATCGGTGGGTATTCTGTTAGAGCAGTGTTTATATGCAGTTTATCTATCGGAAAGTTTTGTTCTGCCATATAAGCCTCCCATCGCTGTTGTTTTTCAGGTTATTGTCGAGCGGGAGAGATGTCTGTTCACTGTGGCGATTTACGCTTTTATTACTTTTCTAAGGATTCCGTTTTGCATGTAATCTTCAGCAACCCAGAGAACTACTTGTTGTTTTCCTATTTGAGGAGGAGGTATTTTTGAACGGTCATCAACGAGGACAATTTCTATATTTGCCTGACCGTTACTCTTTCCTTCAAATTTAACGGGAATGCTTCTGCCGTCCGGGAGTGGAACGATGGCTTCCGGATATCTACTTTCTCCAATGAGACCTAATGTGGGCTTGTTAACTACCCCGCCAGTAGCAAAGGCTTTGAACTCTACCCCTTGATTATTCACTACTTTTTCCTTCTCTACCAAAGAGTAAATAAAAGCTAATTGGGATAGATGCTGCTCCTTGTACTCTTTGAAGATTGGGGGAAGATTTTCAAATTTAACGGGAATACTTAAACCAGATGGCAGTTCTACCTTGGCCTCAAGTAGTTTTTTAGTAATTGTACTTTCTTTAATGGCCTTTAAGGGTTGGGGAAAGCTTGTGAATTTAACGGGAATGCTTCTACCGTCTGGAAGTGGAACGATAGCTTCCGGGTATTTACCTTCTCCTATTAATCCTAATGTTGGACGGTTAACCACGCCACCGTCGGCAAAAGCCTGGAGAGGAATGAAATGACCAGGGAATATGTCTCCATTAGCAGCAGTTTTTAAATCAAAGCCAAATATCTTTCCTGCAAACCCCACTACTCCTTTTGCTACTCCTTGAGCTGCTATTCCCGCAATTGCACTCTCTACTTCTCTTATGAAAGAGTTAACGTAACTTCCAAGGGATTTCAGTTTCCCTTGAAGAGCGTCAAAGAACAAAGTTTCAAGGCTATTTTCTAATGCCTGGAATGTCCGGGTTGTCTCCTCAAAAATGAGCTGGTTTGTGTCTCCCCACTTTTTTGATAGTTCGTCAAGGGACTGGAAAACTCCGGCTTTCCATCTGCTCGTCTGCTTTAGCTTCTCTATAAAGAGTTTTTTCTCCTGCTCGTGGGCTTCTCTTTCTATCTCTAACTTTTTATGTTCGTATAGCTCTTGTAGCTCTGCAGACTCGCCGAGAACTCTTTTCTGTTCTTCGTACCACTCTCTTAACTCCTCTATTTTTTGCTTTTTCCACTCTTCTGGGCGGTGTTCTTTTACAAAATCAAGATACTGTTCTATAAATTTTGCATGGAGTTTTTCTTTTTGTCTTTGAAGTTCTATTTGGTGTTCTTGCAACTCAAGTGAGTGGTCTGGCCAAGTTAGAAACAAATCCTTAAAGGTTTTAGCTTCAAGCGAGAAGTCGGAGAAAGGTTTCTGCTTAAGCTCCTTGTAGAGCCTCTCAACCAAAGAGGTTTGCGGGAAAAGGAGAGAGAAGTTCTCCGATTGCATTAAGTTTTGAACAACTTCAAATGTCGGTAGGGAGCTCCCCTTCGCTTGAGCTGCTTGAGCAGAAGGAAAAGGCTTAGGAACAAAATCAAATTCGGCAGTATTGTTCCTTTTATCTTTCTTTTCAGGCTTGTTAACCTCTTGCCTGAGGTGTTCTATAAAAGCAATGCTCTTTGATGCAAAAAGGGATAAATTACCTTCCCTTTCTTTAAGGGGAAGTTCCTTCGGCTTTTCGTCTATTTTCGGATGGCTCTTTTTGAACTCTTCAAACCTTTTGAAAGCTTCTGGAGGAATAAGCTGGGGGTTAGCACCAGGACCACCAAGCACAACTTTTATGTTAGGTTGTGCTTTAAAAATTTGACTGGTCGTAGGGAATGTATTTTTAGACCTTTCAGCTACCTCTAATATTCCACCGATGACAGTCCCAAGGAAAACTCCTCTTTTACCAAGCAGGAGATAGCCAAGAACTCCAAATTCTGTTATCTCTTTGTGGCTATTAACGAAGTCATAAACAGTTTTTCCGAACTGGTAAACCTTGTCTGATGCGATGATTATGGCTTCTGCGGCATCAAGGAACTTGTTGGCAATCTCTTTAGAGATTTTATCCAGCTCATCTTCGTTGTTGATTATTCCTTCTAACTTGTCTCTAACTTCCTTTAGGGCCTCGTTCATTATCCGAAAAGTGTCTTTAAAGATAGAACCCTCAAGCATTGAAATAAGGTCAGAAATGGAAGAAGTTACTCCGTCCCAAGTGTCTGCGAATTCCTGAGAAGCCTCCACGAATGGCTGGAGCTTTTTCATTACTTCATCATAAAGCCTACCTTGCTCTCTCCAGGTATCAACCATTTCTTTAGTAATGTTTAAGGCCCTTAGGAGCTGGGCATTCTGGTCTATGTCTCCCATAAAGAGAGCTCTTGCCTCCTGAGCTGCCTGCCCAAGTCCAAGGCCTAAAGCTTTGGCGGCATTTACGAAGGCTTCAGACATGTTAAGAGCTTGCTGTAACGACATCCCCGTTTGAGCTGCGTAAGGTAGGATTGCCTGAAAGGTCTCAAGGAGCTCCTTAGATGTTGAAGCCGTCCTCATCGCTCTATCAAGGATTTCCCTATAGAGCCTTTCAGCTTCTGCTTGAGCAGCTTTAAAGGCTTCCATGCCCGAGAGAACTTCTCCTTGAGCGTCCCTTAACTGATAGGAAGAGGTTATTAGTGCAGAGAGACCGAGCTTTGCGGTCTGGAGCTGGGCGTTGAACTCAATTCCGTCTTTGACAAGTTTGCCAAGTGTTAGCCCTCCAAGGGCTGCAGCTATTGCAGTTTTGAGGTTGAAGATTGAGTCTGAGAGAGCTCTAAACCTGCTATTTAGCTGGTCAACGTATCTCCCTGCCTTCCTCGTTTCAGAACGTAAAATGGAGAGAAAACTGCTGTGCCTCTTTTGAGCTTCCTCGGCAGCTTTAGCAGTCCCTTTGAGAGAATTTGAGAGCTCCCTAAATGCCCTTGCGGCTTCCTCAAGGGTTTTGGTTGCCTTGTCAACAGCTTCAACTTCTATCTTGAGTTTTGGATTTTGCGCCATCTTTCCTGCTCCGCTTCAGCCATAAACGATTTAATTAGCTCAACTGTTCTGATGTCCCTAAAACTCCAATCGGAAAGCTTTTCGCCATACAGGAGGTGTCCGTCTTTATAGTGGTTGTAGAGCCTGAAAGCTCTACGGATTTCAGGGTCAAGGAAGTAGGCAAACGGACACCTATCAACAACAACTCCTCTTTTCGGGCTTCCGATGGTCTTTGAGAACCTACTACCCGAATAAGGTGGACAGTTCCTAACTCTTTTAAGGTTCTCGCTGCACCTTTCACAGTTAAACTCTTCCGCAAGCTCCTCAGAAAAAATCGCTATGAAGCAGGCTGCCCGGAGTTTTTCTCTAAAAAATTTGGAACGAGAGTTAATCCGATAACGGTGTCAACGATTGCTCTCATGTCAAGGTAATGGAGTTCCTCAGGATTAAACCCAAGCGCTTTAACGATTTGAGCTTGATGTTCAGGATGAAGAAACCTCTTTTCTTTGACAGCTCTGTCTACTTCAAGCTCAAGGTCAAAGGGCAAGTTTGCCACCTGTCCACCGGTAAGGGCTTTTACTTTCACTTTTTGCTTGGAAACGGGGAGCTTGATTTCTCTTTCCACGGTTTGCCTCCTATAAAAACCTGAGTTTCATTGGCTTAAAGAAGAAAAGGGACTTTTTCTGAGTGGCGGCGTGAACGGCCAAAGCTAAGCTCCAGAACCTGTCGGCGTGGCTCTCTTGTGTAGAACCTTCATACCTAATGTTGCCTGCGTTCGTAACGGTTTTCCTAACAGAGTGAAGGTCCTCCCTCAGGTCAGGGTCTGCCGGAACTCTTATAAGCCTGTCCAAAAATCTGGCACGGAGTTTTTCTGCAAGTTCCTCTTTGCTCTTAGCAGAGAAGTAAATAGGAATTACTTTTGAACCGAACCTTTCTTTTAGCTCCTCTGAAAGCTGCATGCCTAAACCTGTCTCGTCTATGGCTACTCGCTTGCAGTAGTAGGCGTAGTGGCTGATTACTTCAAGCTGCTCTCTGAAGGGCTTTTTCTTAAGCTCTTCTATTTTCCTTACGTAGAGGACATCTCCAAGTTTCTCAAGGAGAGTAATTACTGTCAGGTCCTTTCTCCTTCCAACATCAACGCCGCAATATAGGTCTCCTTTAAGGGTTCTTATATCTTTCACAAGTATTTCCTCTTTTGGCATTTCGCACTTTTGAATTAGCTCGTAAGGAAGAACGGCGTCTGCTTCGTCTATAAACTCCACAAGGTATTCCGTTTTCCACGCATCTTCGTTTTTTATGCCTGCTCTAAGTTCCTCTATGTCAACGGAAAGCCCTTTTTCCACTGCCTCAAAAATGTTCAGGGAGTAGCGGAACCACTTGGGGTTGTTCTCACTTATGCTCCACAGGTAATAGAAAAGGTCGTTTTTACCAAAAGGTGTGGATATGGCTATTAGCTTGTAGTCCTTTTTTCTAGTAATGATGGGGAAAACAGCTCTGTAAACTTCTTGCCAGTCACGAAAGAAGGCTACCTCGTCCATTATGACATCGCCGGAAAAACCTCTAATGCCGTCGGGGTTAGCCGGTAGGGCTATTATCTGGCTACCGTTGGGGAAGTTGACTTCAAGCTTTTTGAGCTCGGTGTTTTCAAAGAATTTAACACCTGTCAGCTTCATTGCTTTTACGTGGAGTTTTACCTTGTCAACGAAGAGCTTGCTTTGCCTCTCTGTTGGGGAAACTACAACTATTGTGTGATTCGGCTTTGTAGCTGCTCTCTTTGTTGCCCAGTAGGAGACTACAAAGGACTTTCCTGTCTGGCGTGCCATCTTGATTACGCTGAACTTGTGGGAGTCTATGCCTTTAACTATCTCTATCTGGTAGGGAAGGAGTATCGCCACTTTAAGCTCCGTAAAGCTCTTGTATTTTTTTAAGGATTTCGGGGTCAACTTTGCCTTCTTCTGCCCCTTTCTTGAGTATTTTCATGGCTTCTCTTTCTCGCTCTTCTCTGAACCGTGTGAGACGCTCAGCGGTTTTGCCGAGTTTTTCAACTGCGGTGATTACGTCAAGAGGGTCGTCAAAGTCCATCTTTTCAATGTCTTTTACGAGTTGAAGAACCTTTGTTGAAAGGTAAGCAACGCCGGCTTCTATTGCATCTGTGGTGGGATTTTCCTTCACGGCTTCTATGAGAGCTTTAATTTCCTGAGACATCCTTTTGTAAAGTTCGGCACTTTCCTGATAACTCCTGTAGGCTCTGTGAATTGAAGACTTTGAAATGTCATAACCTTCAGCTCTCAAAATACTTTCTATCTGCTTGAAGGTTAACTTTTCTTTTTCGTATAGGTAGATGATTCTATTTATGAGGTCATTTAGCGTTGCCTTACTTCGCCTTGGCATTATTCGTCCTCCAGAAGGACACCTGCGTCCTCTATGGTTCCCTCTAAAAGGTCAATGCCTTTGGCTGTTATTTTGTAGAGGGTCATCTTTTCCCGTCTTCTATAAGGATGTTTGGTCGTTCTCTTTTCTACGTAACCTTTGTCAACGAGGTATTGGAGGGACTGTCTTATTTCCTTGTCCCTGTAGTATTCGTAAAAAACGCTTATTATTCCGAGTTCTTCTATCTCTTTGGGGTAGATTCTCTTGAGGAAGTCAAGGAGCTGTCCTCTTAAATGCTTCATTTCTTGCCCTCCAAAATTTTCTCCATCAGCCTGTCTATCTTGAGGTCAAGCCGATTGATTTCTCCTCTCCACCCTGAGATGTCCCGGTAGTGCTCTTCACGGGAAACGAACTCCTCTCTTATGGCTTCAAGCTTGTTTTCAAGGCGTCCCATTCTTCTGTCTAAGCGTTGGATGAAAAAGCCCAAGAAGACGCCAACAGCTACCCAACCGCCGTTATCAATTAAACCTATTATGCTTGTGATGTCGCTCATCTTTTAAACGCCTCCAAGAAGTCCTCAAGGGAGAAAACTATAAGAGGTTTCTTTCTGTCTGCCTTGATAACGAGAACATCCACCCCTTCAAAAAGTGAGTAGATAGAAAAGGTCTTCCTTACTTTGCACTGAATAGAGCCAACGCCTTCAACAAAAAGGTCTGCTTTACCCAGAGAAGCGGCAGACCTTACGACCGTAAAACCTGCCTTTTCAAAAGCCTTTTTTACCTCTCTCTCAAACCGAATTCCCTTCCCCTTAGCGTTCATAGCTTCCCCTACCAGAGTTCAATTGTGAATTCGTCATCTACTCCGGTTGCCTCAAACTGAATCTCATCAACTACAATGCCGTCCTGAACTGCGTCAGAGATGTTTGTGTAAGTAACTTTTGGAAGGGTTATCTTGTAGCGACTTCCCGGCTCTATTACGCCCATGGTGGGACTTGAAGCATCAACGACTATTGGGTCTGTTCCGTTTCCAAGATAAACGCCCCAAACGTCAAACGTTGCTCTTTTCTCTGCGTCAGGGTTAAACTTGCCCTGAACTACCCTTTCTTGAACCACTATTCCTGCTATTCCGCCCGGGGCTGTAATTGCCGCCCTTGGCTTTATGTCCAAGCCAAAGTCAAGCTCAAAACTTTCGCACGTTACAGGGTACGCAGATTCTCCCACAAGTATTTTTACGTTTTCGTTAACGAGCGGCGTGGAGAATTCTTCGGGGCTTTCAGCCGGCAGCTCGGCATCCTGGATGTCGGCAAGCAGTGCCGTAAAGGAAAAACTTAAGTAGGGGAGACTACCAGATTTAATCTCTATTTTTACGGAGCCTTTTCCGGCTTTCCCCACAAACTTCTTGCCAGCTCTATAGAGCTCAAACTGGACAGTTGTGGAGCTACCCGTCGTTGGAGTAATTGTTGTTTTTCCACTGTCAAAACTAACGTTGCATTCGCACGCTTTCAAGATTTCAAGGTGCGTCGCTAACTTGTCTCCCCTCCCAACGAGCGGAAACTTAAAAGATAGCTCTATGTATCTCCTTACAACCCTGTCAGGCTGTATCTTTGAGATTGTATTTCTGTAGATGTTTCTTCCGGCTTTATCAGTTTTTACTGAATAGGAAATGTCCTCGGCATCAATAAGAACAAGAGAGGAAGTTCCTATCTTGAGGGCAGTCTGTTTGTCTAAGAAAGGCATAATTTACCTCCCGCTTGGCTGTTGTTTTTCAGGTTATTGCCGAGCGGGAGGGGTGTCTGTTCACTGTGGCGGTTAAGTGAGACCCGTTACTACCTTACGCAGACTATTCCGTTCAAGCTTTCCTTAATTTCCTCAGAATTATCGTAGTGGTAAGTGTTGGTTTGGTTATCTATAGTTTCCTTTATATCCAAGCCGGAGGGAGTATAAGAAATTACAACCTCTCCGTTATTGGCTGAAATTCTTAGTTCGCCGTCGTTAATGCTGTCCCCGGAATACTCTAATGGCTTTGTAGTTTCTACTTTTAACCAACCGTCAAGACAACCAAGTTTAACGTAGCCGGAGAAAGAGTCTGATGTTTCGCTTCCGCTACCGGTCAAGTCAAAGTGGTAGTCTATCTGTGCACTTACATCTAAAGGGAAGCTGCCCAGATAGTAAGACGCACCGCCCGTGATTGAGTATTTAGCAGATGCTATTTCGTCTCCGCTCCAAACGACGTTACTGTAAGCTATTTTTAGATTGTCGTAAACATAGGCTTCATCGGTTGTTCCGTTTTCAGAAAGGTGTTTTACGGCACCGCTTACCTCTACTACTGCTTTTTGGGGTAGACAATCAGGGTCTTGTAGGTTTGAGCCCGATATGGTCATTGAGAATGACTGCTTCCCGTCTATAACGTACTCTTCAAGCTGGCAGTCAACTCCCGATGTGTTGTAAAGAGTAATGCCTACTGACTCTATATCGCTACAACTCTGGGCCTGGGAAACGCCGTCTCTTAGTTTGTAGCTAACGTAAGCTGCAAGGAAACCACTATCGCAAGGGATTGAAACTTCCGCTCTCGTGGGTTGAAGATTAACCGTTCTTTGCAACAATTCTATTATGAAACCTTTTGAGCTGGAGCTTCTTGCTTTCGTGGTAGCTGCACTTTCGGAAACGGCAGTTAAGCTCTTAATCGTCTGGGTTGTCGCCGTTGGCAAAGGCTCTACTTCTTGAGGATTACTAAGAGTCGCTAACTTATAGCTATTATCAGAAAGTGAACTCTGCCCGCCACCTCCACCACCGCAAGAAAAAAGTAGCAACCCTACAACAAAAAGAGTTCTCTTCATATTTCCCCCCAATGAAAATACTTTTATTTCTTTCTATTCCATCTTTTCTCATGCTTTTCTTCTTTTCTTAGTAGCATAGTTCCGATAGATAATCCATAGTTGAGTAGTGGTTGCTTCTGAAAGAGTCACTCCAAATTTCTGAATGGAATAAAGGTCTAGGTCTTCCTTCGTTTTCCCGTTAGCTTTTGCTGTTCCGTAGATTCGCCTTAAAAGGTAGCTTCTGTCCACATTCAATTGAGGACAGCCGTTCTTCACCAGTCTGTTCATTAGAGAACTTTCCCAATTTCTAAGAAACTTAATTGCAGAATCAAAAAGTTTTGCAGGAAGTAACTTGTAGCTCGGAATGCTGTACTTATCATTAAAAACTTTCCAAACTGCAGCATACACACGTTTCCTTCCTTTCGCTGTTATTCCTGTAGGACTTGCGACTCTGAACTCACGGGCCTGAATTTCCAACCTCACTATCCTGTCTATGAAATCTTTTATCTTTTTAAGTTGTTTTGAGGATAACTCCGGCACTATTTCAGGTTTCAGCTTCTGCTGGTGAAAGTGATTGTGTATCTCTTTTTTCACGTTCCCCATAAGGGAGATGAAATTTTCCCCTCCACTGATGTTCATGGTTAGAAATTTCTCAACTTCCTCATCTTCAAGAAGCCTCTCAAGCTGTTCCAACTTCTTTTTAAGCTCAGACATTTCCTCCTCCCCTATACTATTAGGGCCTCTATCAGTTTCTCTGCCTTCTTTCTTATTTTCTCTTCAATGGTTTTAAGGGCCTCGTCTTCTTCAAGAAGCTCAATCAATATCTTTGCTAACCTGACCCTTTGTTTCGGAGACAACCTTATTCCTTTGCCCTTCTCTAATTTCCTAACAATTTCCAAGGCGAGTAAAACAACTTCCATTTCTTCTTCTGACAATTCTTTAAGAAAGTCTCCCAGTTTGGGCTCCCGAGGCAAGAACATCTCCCCCCTGCCGTGACGGAGCCACTCGGGGTTGACGGAGAAGGTTACCTCAATTTGACGCAACACAGGTTCACTTGGTGTGCGTCTACCAGCTTCCCACTCTTGAACTGCCCTTGTAGACACACCAAGTTCGTCAGCAAATTCTCTTTGAGTTAAGCCTTTAGACATCCTAATCTGTTTAATCCTTTTTCCAAGTTCTATCTGTTCATTCATCTTTAGCACCGTCCTTATTGGTGTGTCCCATTTTTTACCCGGGTAAATTTTGGGACACCTATCTTCACAAAGTGAAGATAAAACTCTTGACAAACCACACATAGTGAACTATACTATCCATAAGCACCCACAACTGCAAATATAAAACCATATGGAGGTAGGAATAATGATAGCAAAATACAACACTTCACGCAGGTATTTTGGCAAGAGGTTAGCCAAGCAAATAAAGAAAAAAATCCTCGCCCAATACCCCACCCTTAAAGCCTTAGCAGAAGAGCTCGGCGTCAATGCCGGAACCTTGCGCGGCGTTGTAAACGGCACCGTCTACTCCAAAAAAATGGCACGAATGATTGAGGAAAAAATCGGAGAAAAGCTGTTCCCCTACACCAAAGAATAAGGAAAAAGCTTTGAGTTTCAATCCTTGTAAGAAGTTGGAAACTGCAACTCAAAAACCAAGTTGGGAGGAGAAAGGAATGAGAAGAAGGAAAACCAAAGTGGAGCTGACTCTACCTTACGAATCAATGAACGCCAAGGAAGCTCTGAACATGGCAAGAGCTTTAAGTGAAAAAACCTACTCGGAAATTGCCGACGACATGGGAATCGGAACAGAAACGGTTCGCCGCTACCACACAGACCCGATTTATAACCCGCCCTTGCCGAGAATCCCGGAGCTTAACAGGGCTTACGGCAACGACGTTCTGGTTCAGTGGATAGCCCGTAAGTGCGGCGGAATCTTTGTGAGAGTAGAAGGTATTGAAAACCCTGCGGAACTCCAAAAAGAGATTGCTTTACTCACCAAAGAGTATGCCGACGTTCTGAAAGTCCACGCAAAAGCAATAGAAGACGGGAAACTCTCCTTAGAGGAGCTTAGGGGCATTCACAAAGAGGCGGAGGAACTTCTTATCAAGTGTGCCGAAGTTGTTTTCGCTGTCAAAAAGGCAATTCAAAACAAGGAAAACGCTCAAAGGGAGGGCGAGTGATGGAGCTGCTCGCCCTCTTCGTCCTCGTTGCGCTTTTTAGCTTCTCAATTCCAGAACCAAGTTGGGAGGACAGAAATGAAAAATAAACCTTTTGACTATTACCTGCAAGAGGCTTTAAAGGAGCTTGAAAGGGAAGATTGGAACCCCAAAAGGTGCGAAAGGCTCCTTACAGAGGGCATAAAAGTGGTGATTGACAACGAGAGCGGGGAAACCGTTGAAGTTTCTGCAACCTCTCCCGAGAAAGCCCTTGCGGAAGCCCTTTCAAAACTCACCCCTTGGGTAAAAACGGTAGTGGAGGACGACGAGTAATGCGTCTGGAGCTTTCCCCAGCCGAACTTGCAGAAAAGCTCGGCATATCCGTAGGGACTTTCAGGAACAGGTACGCCAACAACCTTCAAGCCATAAACGACAGGCTGAAAGAGCTTGGGGAAAAGCTCCGGGTCGTTGAAAAGAGGAAGAGGGGCAGGAACACGGTTTTCATATTAGAGTCCTGGGCTGCTACCCCCGTTTCTCCCTCCTCCCCTGAACCCTCTAACGAGGCAGGTTCCTCCCCGCCTGCCTCGTCCTTTTCCCCGGTTTTGAGCGAAAAGGACAACGAGGAGCTAAACCAGCTTTCGGCTAAAAAGAGGCAAGAAGCCTTTGAAAAACTAACGGTGGTTAAGTACGCAATACAGTTCGGAGTAAGGAAAGCAGCGGAAAACTTCGGGAAAAACCCTTCCACCGTTCACCGTTGGTTCAAGGTGTACGCAACAGAAGGGGTAAAAGCCTTAGTGGGCATTAAAGAAAAGGAATACTCAGAAGCCCTTCGCCAAGTCCTTACATTGGCGGAGGCAATGTTCTGCAAACCTCAGAAGATAACGATTAAAGAAATCTACAAGGAAGTTAAAAAACTTGCAAACGAGCTTGGAATAGAGCTTACCTACGAGCAGTTAAGACAGCACCTGAGCGAGTTTTATGCAAGGAAGAAGTACTACGTTGAAAGGCTCCGCTCGGGAGAGTCAAAGGCGGTTCGTTTCCGTCCCCGTGCCGGGCGAGTCCCAAAGATTGCACCGAACTACCGCTGGGAATGGGACCACACGCAGATGGACAACGTGGTCCTGTGGAACGGCAAGGAAATCCGTCCCTACCTCTCCGTAATCAGGGACACTTACAGCTCCTACATCGTTGCATATCTTCTCCTTCCCTATAACCCCAACGCCTCCACGGTTGCCCGGTTAATCATTCAGGCAATCAAGAGATACGGCATTCCCAAAATCTTAAGAACCGACTGGGGTAAGGACTTTAAGGCAGAAAGGATACTGGCAGGATTAAAAGAGCTGGGCATAATCGTCTCAAACGCAAGACCCTATTCCGGGTGGGACAAGGGAACCGTAGAAGGCGGTTTCAAGACAGTTAAAACGCAGTTCTGCCGAACGGTTCCCGGATACAGCCAACAGGACCCCAAGGAGAGAAAGGACGTAGAAAGAATCTGGGGGAAAGAGGAACTCCTCACCTTTGAAGAATACGAAAAGCTCTTTGCAGAATACGTAGAGAACTACAACCTTGACAAGGCAGAAGAGTATAGACCCCACGAGCGTAAAGGAGTTGCCGGAGACTTCCTCTACTGGGCATTTGCCGAAAGGAAAGTTAGAACCGTTACGAACGCAACAATTAGGCTTGAAAACGAATACTACTACGCCGACGAGCTTGAAGAATATGAAGGTCAGAAAGTTGAAGTCAGGCTGGACGATTCAAACGACACCTACGTCAAGGTCTTCACCCTTGACGGGAAATTCATCTGCGACGCCGTAGCAGAGAGCAAGAGGGACCCGGAAGCCTGGAGAGAGAAAAGGAAAAGAAGGGAGAAAAAAGCAAAAGAGCTTGAAAAAGCCGTTAAGGCAAGGCTGGAGCTTCACAAACTTGAGCAGGAAAGGAAAAAAGAGGCAGAAACCAAGCTCCACTACAAAGAGCTTGAAGCTCTCCTTAAAGGCGAACCTGAGCCAGAACTTCCGGAACCGGAGATTGAGCTTGAAGAGCCTGCCGTAGCAGAAGAAGAGGAAGCCTTTGTTCCCACCGACGACTACGAGCTTCTTTCCTACATCATAGAGAAAGAGGGAAAGGTTTCAGAAGAAATCTGGAGAGCTTACGAAAGGTTCAAGTCCGAAAACCCATTAGCAGAAAGCCTTTACGCTTCTGAGATAGAGGAGATTGAAAAACTTAAAAAGGAGGTGAAGAAGTGAGAATTTCAGCAGAAAGTATAGCAAACACTACTGTTTTAAAGAAACTTGCCGCACTTGTTCACGAGCTTAACAGGCTCAGTGAAGAAGGTATTGAAGCCGTAGCTGTCTGCTACGGCTCTTACGGAATCGGAAAAACCTGGGGAATTAAGGCTTTAGAGAAAAAGCTCGGACTTGACAACATCGGAATCGTGAAGGGGCATCCAAAGATGGATACCCCTAACAAGTTTTTGAGAGCTGCAGCTTCCGCAGTTAAATGTCCAACCGGTAGGAGCTTTGACGATACACTTAGATATCTTACCAGATTTGCAAAGCACCGTAAATACGTCATCATTGTTGACGAAGCTGAATTTGTTTTAGCTCACAAGGATACTGCCGCAACGATAAAGCTAATCCTTGAAGAAACACTCTTTCCGTTTGTCCTGGTAGGGAATGAAAATCTGCCCAAGCTCGTAGCAAGAGTCGGCTCCCTTGATGAGAGGGTGATAAAAGAGGTTCACCTTGATTCCTTAACAAAGACGGACGTCAAAGAGCTGCTCAAAGTCCTTGAAATAGAAGCCGACCCGGAAGCTGCCTACAAACTGGCACAGAAGTACGGGCTTTCAATCCTCAAGTTCGTCAACGCCCTAAAGCTCATAAAACGCTCCACCAACAAGCCTGATAAAGCCCTTTTAAAGCAAATGTTTGAAAGAATCGTGGCAAGGGTGTAGCCGTGAAGGTAAGAATCTACGAGCTGATACTGAAACGCAGGTACTTCAGAATCTCAGACATAACGGAAGAGCTTTGGGGAGAGTACGGAGAAGTATTTCCCCGCTCCTTTATTCGCCAAAAGGTGAAGGACTTTGTAGAAACGATGATAGGGCAGGGACTTTTAAAAGTTCTTACAGAGTATGACCCTCCGATATTTGAAAATCCGCTGGCAGAAGAGAAAAAGCCGTTAAAAGAGCTTTTAAGAAAGTGTCCCGTTTGCGGGAAAGACTTCTTTCCCCGCAGGGGAAAGCAGGATAAGTACTGCTCCCGCAAGTGCTACGAAAAAGCCAAAACAAGACGCAGACGCTCTGACACAAGGAAAAGGGTCAAGAAATACATGCACTCGGCAGACGCTACTGCCACAAATCACAATCAGCCCTGGACGCAAGAGGAAGAGCAGTTTTTAGCCCAGAACAAAGGAAAACTCACTTACAGAGAAATAGCCGAAAGGCTCGGAAGGACCGTTTACTCGGTTCGCTGGAGAGCTAAAAAACTCGGACTTGTAGGAGGAAAGAATGAAGGAAAACAGGTTTTACATAACTTTTGGACTAACAGGAGGTAAGATTTCAAAGAAAAATCTTAATCAAGTGATTGTTCCAGAATACATTTCCTTTATTAAAAAGGATTGGTTTAGGGATTTTGAAGACAAAATTAAAAGATTTTTAGAAGAAAAAGAAGTATTTCCAATAATTTCTTGCATAAATGTTAATGGGAATTCTGTAATATCTGACGGTTACCACAGGCTAAATGCTTATAAAAAGCTGGAAGATAGCAATAAGTATAAGCTAAAACCACCATTTGATAAAGAAGTTAGAAAATATTTCCTACATTCATGGTTAAGATTTTGTTTAGAATATGCGCAAAAGAAGCCTTATAGAAAACACTCGCAGGTAATTTCACTACTACGTAAGATATTAAAAGATAACAGAAAAGAAACCTTAGAACATAAAAAGGAAAAAATTAAAGCCGTATTTTGGTTAATAGATTCAGGAATTCCTTCTAACCTAATAAATCTTGAGAGTCCCTGGGGAGTTCATATACCAGATGTTGCAGTAGAACTTCCCTTGAAAGGGACTTACTCTTCAATAATTTATCCCACGGGGGATATTTATGAAAAACGTCTTTATTTTACTTTAAAGTTTGCAATTGAAATCGGTAACTGGAGTAAAAATCCTAACTACTTAGAATGGGGAATTCCTTTTGTTTGGGTTCCATTCAGAGAAATATCAGAAAAAGACCTGTTTTTCTTCTTTAAGAAGCAGTCCAAGCAGTATAACTGTCATGTTTTTTTTATAAAACACTATGTGCACATCGTAGATGAAACTTTCTCCGGATTTCTCTTCGTACCAAATGCCAAAAAAGAACAAAGGGAGGTAAAGTGATGTTTCCAACAGAGAAGTTACTTCAAAATCAAAATCCAAAGCTCTATAGACGTTTAAGAGAGCTTGGTTGTCAGTTTAAAGAAATTGCCGAAGTCAACATTGACAAGATTGTCGTTGAACAAGGAATTTACCCGAGAGAAAACACAGACTGGGACACAGTTGAAATCTACACCAATGCTGTAGAGGAAGGAGACATCTTCCCTCCTATGATAGTTGTAAGAAAAGGGGGAGATGGAACTTACCTCCTGGTTGACGGAAACCATAGATACTGGGCTCACAAAAAGGCTGGAGTCCAAAAAGTTTGGGTTGAGATATGGGATGTTCCAGAACACTTAATTGAATACGTTGCAACTATTTGTAATGTAAAGGGAAGAGGAAAAAATGGTAGAGATTTGAAAGGTGGAGAAAAAAAGAAGGAAATAATCAAAGCCTGGCAGAAGAGAATAATCAAAACCATAGAGGAAATAGCTGAAGACTTTGAAACCACTCCTTCTTACATCCGCAAGGTCCTCTCCCAAGCCGGCTTGATTAGAGACAGAAAAGAGGAGATGAAGAAGCGGGCTAAAGAACTACGGGAGCAGGGGCTTTCTTACAGGGAAATAGCTAAGAAGATAGAGGAGGAGTTTGGAGAAAGTGTAACTAAAAGCTCGGTTGAGAGATGGCTGAATGTCCCAGAATTTACCCGGGTAAAAAATGGGACACCCCCCGACACCCCCACCGTCCGTTCCGTCCTTGACGACCCTGAAGAAAAGGAACTCTCAGAAGCCGAAAAAGAGGAAACATTCCAGTATGCAAGGTATAAAGACACCGACATTCCCCTTTCAACTATTGAATACTGGGTTGGGGAGTGCAGGTCTTACGTTGAATCTGGGAGCTCCCCGGAAGAAGCGGTAGAACTTGCAGGGGTCCATCCCAATGTAAAGAAGTACGTAATAGAGGAACTTAAAGAGAGGTTCTACAAAGACAAGGAAAGAGAAGAAGAAATCCAGAAGTGGGTTGACCTGTGCAAGCCCTATGTCCAGATGGGTTTCACTCCTAAGCAGGCTGTGGAAAACGCAAAAGTTCCCGAAGAGCTAAGAGTTCCAGTTGTAAAAAAGCTCGTTGGCTTCAGCAACCACCTTTGGCAGGAGGAAGAAAGGAACTTTAAGGCAAAGCTGGGTCCCGTAGATTCAAGAAGGAGGGACATAATCATAAAAGCCCACAGGCTCGTTTCCCTGATTCAAGAAATAGAACACGACCTAAAGCAGCTTGACCAAATCCTCTTAAGGAACCCTGAAGGGGACGAAGACCTTGAACACCACGCAAACTACTACGGCAGGGACCAATACATAAGAGACCGCCTGACCTTCATCTTGGTTCGCGGAGGCTGGGAAAAGGCAGAGTGGTTCAGGGAAATTACCCTTCGGTACGTCCGCTACACCCTGCATCCGGAGCACGCAAAAGAGTTCCTCCCCGACATAAAGGAGCAGGCAAAGCTAACCCCGGAAGAGTGGGAAAAGGCGAGTCAAAAGTTCTGGGAAGAGAACTTAGCATCTGAGGCTGAGCTTGAGTGGAAAAAGTTCTGCGAAGCTCTCGGGCTTCCGATTCCTAAGGAAATGGGAGGGACGGAATAATGGCTCGCTGCGCTTACAAGTCAATCCTTAAAGACCTTGAAAAGCTAAAAGGGGAGCTGCTCTCCGGCTCCCCCAAAGCTTTAGCCTTGCTGGACGGCGTAATAAAGAGCCTAAAAAAGAGAGTAAACAAGGAAAGCTCCTCGCCTGCGGTAAGGGAGCTTCTCTATTACGCCTACGGCAAATACCAGGAAGAAACTGGCAACCCGATGGCGGCAAACTACGCACGGGACGGCAAAATCCTCAAAGAGGCCCTCAAGAGCATAAAGCCCCTTGCCGAAGCCGAGCAAATGGAACCTGAGGAACTCTTCAAAATTCTGTGGGACCTATTCGTTAACCGATACACGAAAAGGAGAGCAGACGGATTTCCCTACTTCAAGACGCAGCTTCAAAAGCTCTACGAGTGGTGGAAATCTGAGAGGGAAGCTCCGATTGACTTTGGAGAAAGCGTAGCAACAAATCCCAAGTTTGGTGTTTCCAAAGAGTTCGCAACAAAGATAGAGCTAACCGAATCAGAGGACTAAGATGCCCGCCCTTAAGCTCGTCAGAACCCTTAAGACCGAAAACCTGATATGGGAATACTGGGAAGACCAGGAAGGAAAAGTATTCGTCAGGAAACGGCTCCCGGACCTTCCCTCAGACACAGCAGTCTCCATTCTGAGGGAGCAAGGATTCCCGGAAAAGTACCTTGAGCCCATAGAAAGAGGAACCTTAAGGAGCACCGTTCCCCTTAAAGGAGAAGAAGTCCCCATAGAAGCCTTTGAGATAGCAAGGAAGTGGGCAAAAGAGAAGTTCCCCCTCTCCCTGCTTTTGCTCGGCTCCGTCGGAACCGGAAAAACTCAGGCGGTGGTAACGGCTGCCTGGTGGCTCCTGAAGAAAAGAAAGATTGCGACCGCTCGCTTTTACTCGGCAATGGAACTAAGAGCAGCCTTTGACAAAGGGGAACTTCAGAAAGACATCAAAGAAGTTGACCTTCTCGTGATAGACGACCTCGGGAGGGAGTACAGGTCCGACTACAACGCCTACATAGTTGAAGCCCTAATAACTACCCGCTACGACCTTCAAAAGCCCGTCTGCATTACCGCAAACATCACTTTTGAAGAAATAGCCAACCGCTACACGCCGAGAGTTTTAGACCGCCTGCGGGAGTGGGCTTACAGAAGAATCGTAAAACAGAACTTCTCACTAAGAGGAATTTTGCAAGGGAGGTAAACGATGTGGCTCAAGCACAAAGAGCAGATTGTTAACCTTGAAAACGTTACTTTCATTGAAAGGGAAGGAAAACTCGTAGTCTTCCACTTCCTCGGGAACTCCGAACCCCTGGTTATCTCGTTTAACAACGAGGAAGAAGCGTGCACGTGGTTTGAAGGGTTCCTTTTAACCTCAAAAATCCAAAAGAAAGCCGTAGATACAACCCATTGGAAACTTAATTAAAGGAGGTGTGCCGTGGTTAAGGATGAACTTCTCAAGGAGCTTAAAAGGCGCATGGAGAAGAAGCTCCCCAAAAAAGAATGGGCAAGGAGCGAAGTAGTAGAGTGTGCCCTTGAAACGCTCGTTGAAATCATCAAAGAAAAGGTCCTTTCCGGAGAAGAGGTCAAAATCAGGGAGTTCGGAATCTTTTACCTGAAGCCGACCAAAGCCAGAACTGCAAGGAACCCAAAAACCGGAGAGAAAGTTACCGTTCCTGCAAGAAAGAAATTTGCGTTCAAAGCGTCAAAGAAAATCCGCTTCGTGGAGGCTTAACCATGGTAGGGAAAAAAGAAGGGGCGGCTTTGGCAACCGCCCCCAGAACAGTAGAGCTTGAACAGCTGCTGAGCGAATACGAACAAGTGGAAGCTCAACTACAAGAGCTTCAGGAGAAAAAATACCAGATTCGTCAGATTATCCTGGGAGAGCTTGTAACCAGAGGGTTGGAAGAAACTTCCGTAATTACAGATAGCGGAACAAAGTTCGTCCTCCGAATCCAGAAGACCAAAAGAGAAAAAGTTGACGTCAAGCTCCTAAGGGCAGAACTGGGAGAGAAAGCAGAGAAGTTCATTACCGTAACAGAAACGGAGTTCCTTTCAATCAGACCTGCAAAGAAAAACTTTACTGAACTTGGAGGTGAGTGATGGCAGAGAAAACTCTTCTTGAAGTTCCCATAAAGAAAGCAACTGAGCTACCCCAGAGGAAGCTCAGAATCCTCATTTACGGCGAACCGGGGGTGGGTAAAACCACCCTCCTTTCAACCCTCCCAAAACCCACCCTTGTAATTGACTTTGAAGCCGGGGCAGACATCAGGCTGAGAGGAGAAGAAGACCTCTACATAGCGGAAGTTTCAAGCAGGGAAGACCTCAAAAAGCTTCTCTCTTCCATAAGTCAGTATCCCGTCAAGTTTGAGTCCATTGCCTTTGACGGTTTCTCAATCTTTATAGACAGGCTCTTAAAAGACATCGTGGAAAAGAGGAAAAAGGCTGGGAAGCTCAAAGGCGACAACCCCGGCTTTTACGAGTGGGGACTCCTTTCAGCTTACGCAAGGGAAATCGTTTTGGGACTCCTTAAAACAGATGCCCACGTAGTCTTTACAGCCCTTTCAAAGACCAAAGTTGACGCTGAAACCGGAGAAGTCAAAGAGATACGCCCGGACCTTCCGAAATCTGTCCGCAGAACCCTAAGAGCCGTGATGGACTTGGAGGGCTACCTCTTCGTTGACCACGAGGGGGTTAGAAAGATTGTCTTTCAGAGCAAGAAAGGAATAGCAGAAGTCAAAGACAGAAGCGGAAAGCTCTCCGTAGAACCTGCTAACTTCAAGGTAATTCTTGAAAAAATCAACAAGTAACTAAAACTTGCCCGCCCTCCCCGGGCGGGCCTCTTCGCCACAGTGAACAGAAGCTTATTAGATAACCGCTACAATCAAAAAAACGAGGGGAGAGCTTGTGAACATAGTGGAAGAGAGAAAATACACGGTAGCTCAAGTAGCAAAGATTTTAAATTGCTCTAAATCACAAGTTCGCTATTTGCTCCTTACAGGCCAACTTCGGGGCTTTAAAATTAAGAAAAAGAACTCTAAAGGAAGCTGGAGAATTTATGAGAGCTCCGTTCTGGAATATCTCATAGAAAACGACAACTTCGTTGAAATTCTCGGGATTTCAGACTTCTCCCACCTGGACGAAAAAATCCTTTTGCAAAAACTCAAAAATAAGTTATTTCGCCTTGCTTCAAGTCGGTGAATCGCCACAGTGAACAGACCGCCTCCCGAACTTGCCATAACCTCAAAGCAGAAAAACTTACGGGAGGCTGGAATATGGGAACAAAAGACCAACCAACCTTTGACCCTACAACTTTGGGATTCAACTCTATTGATGAGCTAAAGGCTTTTGTTGAAGCCCAGAGAAAGAAAGAAGGAGACTTCAGCAAAATTCTGGAGGCTAAGGAGAGAGAGTTTCAGAAAAAACTTGAATCCTACGAACGGAAACTCTCAGAACTCCAAGCCCAGCTCAAAGAAAAAGAACAGGCACTCCAGCAAAAGGAGACGGAGCTAAGGAATCTCGTCGTTAAAAGCACCTTGACAAAGCTCGCGGCGGAGAAGGGAGTCCTTGACCCTGAAGTATTCCTTGCTCTTGTATCCGGAAAAGCAGAAGTAAACGAAGACGGAAGCGTATTGATAGATGGAAAACCTGCCGACGAGTTTGTAGAAGCTCTAAAGGAGCAAAAACCGTTCCTCTTCAAGGCAAGTGAAAAAGAAGGTTCTGGAGCAGGAAGCAACCCAGCACCTGCAAGTCAAAAGGAAGAATTACTCAAAAGGTATGAAGAGGCTAAAAAGGCTGGAGACTTAGAAACGGCGTTAGCTCTGAAAGCTGAAATAGCAAAGCTTGAGACAACTCAAACTGAAAACCAGTAAGGAGGATAGAAGATGATAGCTTCGTACGACCTTAAAAACGTAGTTAGAGACCTAACGGAAGAGCTCTCAATAGTAGTTCAGCGCCAGCCTACCCTCATATCGCTTATTCCCCACGCAGCGCCTAACCAGTACGCACACTCTCCAACTCACGAGTGGCTTGAAGACATAGTATCTCCGGAAGTTGATACTCTTGCCGCAGACCTTGATGCTTCTGCTACCTCAATGACCGTTACAGACGGCACCAAATTCCAGCCCGGAATGGTTCTGACCTTTGAGGGTTCAGAAGAGCTTGTCAAAGTAACTGCCGTTTCCGGGAACACTCTAACCGTTGTCAGGGGATATGCTGAAACTCCTAAGGAAGCCCACAGCTCTGGGACAGAAGTCAAAATCATAGCCCGTCCGCGAGACGAAGGAACCCTTCCCGGAGACGACAACCCCGGTGCCCTTCCCGGAACTGAGTGGAACCAGACCCAGATATTTGACATCACCGTTAAGGTAACGAGAACCGCCCAGAACACCGCTCAATACGGCATTGACAACCTTATAAACCACAGGGTAAGCCAGGGACTTCAGGTAATCTCCCGCAGAATGAACAACGCCATTATTTATGGCCGTAGAGTAAAAAGGGTAGAAGGTGTAGAACCCGGAATGATGGGTGGAATCCTCTACTTCCTTAAACAGCCCGGTGGGAACGTAGTGAACGCCGCAGGTTCTGACCTCACACAAAAACTTCTCAACGATGCAATAGAGAAGATTGCCCTTGACGGCGGTAACCCCAATGTCCTCGTTTGTAACACTACTCAAGCAAGGAAAATCTCCGCTTTTAACGCTAACAACATAGTGATTCAAAGAGAAGACCAGACTGCCGGAAACTTCGTAGCCAGATTCGTTTCAGACCTCCCGGCCGGCATCATAACAACGATAGTAGTTGATACGAACTTCCCCAAAGACAAAATCGCAATCCTTGACACGAGTCGCCTGCGCCTTGTTCCACTGAGAGGCTCTACTATCAGAGATTTTGACGCAACTCCTCCGGGCGCAGACTTCATTGCAAGAAGAATTCTTGGCGAATACACCCTTGAAGTCAGGAACGCCAAACAGGCCCATGGATTACTTGAAGGACTCGCCTACTAAAGGAGGAAGCCATGAAGTTTAAGGGAATGCCCGGCCTTACCGTTACAGACGGAGAAAACAGCGTTGGATTTCCCTATAACGGTATCTTAGAGCTAAAAGGTAAACAAGCCAAGTGGCTTAAAGGGTTAATAGAGTCGGGAAAGCTAAAAGGGGTAAAAGTTCTGGAAGAACAAGAGGTTAAGCCAGAGAACAAAGATGATAAAGGTTAAGCTTGAAGCCCAAAAGCTTGACTGGTTGTTAGATACAAGTGCCGGCAGGAGGGCTCTCTCTGCCGGCTTAACAGAATTTACCCTTTCCCTTTTCCGTTCTGTTCACGAAGTAATAGACGAAGGTAAAGCCTTCACCCCAAGGACCGGACACCTCCAGCAGTCTATCCATCCAGACTTTAGCCGTGTGAATGAAGGTAGGGCGGAAGTAGTAGCCGAGGTTTCTTACGCACCTTTCGTAGAGTTTGGAACAAGGCCACACCTGATAAGGCCAAGGAGGCACAAGTCCCTGCGGTGGGCAACCGAAGAAGGCTACATCTTTGCAAAGCTTGTTCGCCATCCGGGAAGCAAACCTTATCCGTTTTTCAGGACTGCAATCAAGGAAGGCCTTGAAGAAGCTAAAAAAGATTTTGCTCAGGCTTTCCTGAGGGCCCTAAGGAGAGAGTAATGGGAAAGTACTGCGAACTTTCAGACTTTGAAGACAGCCTCGTAGCCGGGAACGTAACAGATGAAACGCTCAACAAGACAGATGCCTACGTTGACGCTCTTTTAAACCAGATAGGCGTTGACCCAAACGCTATTAATCCTTCCGACTATCCAATTTTGAAGCAACTTGCAGTTTACTTTGCAAGCTATTTAACCTGCTTAGAGCAGTCTTCTGGAGAAAATGACGTTTACCTTCAGAAAGCCAAAAGTTACGAAAAACTATATGAGAAGTTGGAGAAGAGGCTCACTACTTATGGCCTTCCCTCTAAAAACGAGGAAGCCCCAACCTCTTATTTCACGATTAAACTCACGAGAGGATAACCTTGAGGAAAGAAGTACTCCAGGAGCTCCAAAACTTTCTTGAAACAAACTTTCAAGACTTTCACATCGGTCGGGGCTACCGCAACCCTGCTCAGGTTCTCTCAGCAAAAGAAAGAAGCAAAGCTATTTCAATAGTCCCGGCATCAGACACCCAAAAGAGGCTCAACACGAAGAAACAGATAACTTGGAAAATTCTCCTAATAGTCAGCCTCCGTGCAGGAACCCCACAGGAAGGAATAGATGCCCTTGTTGAAACTCTTGAAGCAATAGAAAAAGCCGTAGAAAAAACCACCCTCAACGGCTTGGTTTTAGACGTAAACGTGGTAGGAAGCATCTTTAACCCTGAAGTTGCCCACCCCTTTTACGAAGCGGCTCTTCAATTAGAAGTCCTATACAGGAGATGAAAATGGCCCTAACAGGAGAAAAGTTCCTCATAGACGCCTACACCGGTAAGGGGGGCTTTTTAGACGGAAGCTACCTTGTTCCCCATCCAAGGGAAAGTGATGAGAAGTTCTCTCGCAGAAAGAAGCTTGCTGTCTATCCCAACTACGTCAAGAAGGTCGTTGACTCCTATCTATCTCACCTCTTTAAAAAATCTCCCGTTCGTTCAATAGAAACACAGGAATACCTGGAATTCATTCAGAACGTAGACAAGCAGGGAACATACATGGACGACTACATGCGCAGAGCCTTTAAACTTTCTATGGTAACCGGAACAACGTTCTTAATCGTTGACAAACCAAAAGGCAAAGCTTTGACGAAATTAGAGGAAAAACAACTTGGACTCACTCCTTATCTTGCCTTAAGAACTCGCTCTCAGCTTTATAACTATAGCCTTGACAGCTACGGGAGACTTTCGTCCATAACCTTCATAGAAAAACAGCCAGACGGGACAACCCTTTACCGCTACTTTGACACTAATGTATGGAGAGTTGCTACAGACCCAGAGCTTAACGAAATTCAGGGAGAAGGAGAGCACAACCTTGGAGAAGTGCCAGTAGTTCTCCTCCACTCAACGGACCCTCTCCTGCCAACCGATTTAACCGCACCCCCTTGGATTCTTGACATAGCAAACCTCAATTTTGACCTCTACAACGCTCTGTCAGAACTCCGAGAGCTTTTCAGAAACCAAACGTTCTCCATTTTCACAATTCCCGTTAAAGACCAAGCAGACGCCGAAAAACTTAAAGACCTAACGATTTCTACAGAGAACGCCATCCCTTATAGCCCTGAGGGCGGAGGGAAGCCCGACTTTATAGCCCCTCCCCCAGACCCAGTTCAATCCTATATGCAGTATATAGAGAACCTGATACAGCAGATTTATAGGCTATCTAACCTTGAATTCACCGGTGGAGTCCAAAAGAGCGGAATAGCAAAAGAGTACGATTGGCTTGAATTTAATAGAACTCTTACCTCTTTTGCTCAGCAGTGCGAACAGGCCGAGTACAAAATAGCTAACTTGGTGTGCAAATGGCAGGGCACAGAATTTAAAGGCTACATTCAGTATCCGAGAGATTTCTCTATAAGGAATCTTGCAGAAGAACTTGAAACTGCAATGAACGCTATAACCGCACAGATACTACCTCCAACAGGCGTGGTTGAACTTAGGAAAAAACTCTCTCGCGATATCCTTGGAGAATTTGTTGATGACAAACTCATGGAACAGATGGACAACGAAATAGAAAAGGAAGGACAGAACTACAACGCAAGGATTAGGGATGAGATTTAGTTTCCCTCAAACCACTAATTGCGAAGTAAAGAAAGATAAGGGAAAATACAATGACTAAAAAAGCTATAGCCAATTCCATTAGTTTGCCTCCTCAAATTCTTTGATTCGTTTCTTCCACAAATGTAAAAATAGTGCATAAGAGCTCGTCAGGAAAGCAGAAGCAACAAAACCTGTAACAACCCAGGCTGTCATACCTTGCGTTCTAAAAAGAGCTACTGTACTAGCAAGCGTTAAAATGTTTGCAGTAAACGTCTTTCCAGCAAGGTCTTGGTAGAACTCTATTTCAAGTTTCAGAGCCTCTCTGTCTTTGCTCATTCAAAAACTCCTCGTAAACTTCGGGGCAGTGCCTCTGGAGATACTCCCTGATGGCTTCCTTAATAATTACAGTCTTCGTCTTTCTTAATCTCCATTTAGCTTCTTCTAAAGCTTTGTCTAAGGTCTTTTCCATACGCAAAGTAAACATTCTTGTTTCCATTATCAACCTCCATAAAAAATTATATCTGCCATTGACAAAAATTTCAGTAAATACTATTATTACTGTAAATACAAAACATCAGGAGGTAAGCGATGGAAAGGAAGGAATGGCTAACAGCAAAAGAGGTAGCAGAACTAACGGGAGTAACCGTCAACAGAGTTTACAACTGGAAAAAAGAAGGGAAAGTTAAACCTCAGTATCTACTGGAGAAAAGACAAGGGTTCAGGAAGAGAATTTTCTTCCACAGAAGGTTCGTTGCAGAAATTCTCGGTAAGGAGGTGTAAGATGGAAAGGGAACAGTTAAAAGAAGAACTTATATACAAAGCCATCAATGCAGAAAAACTACTGTGGTTAATTAGAGAATTGGTAGAACTTAAAAAGAACTTAACAAGAAGTGATATTTCCTCTTTAAGAACTATTCTTGAACTTGCAATAGAAGAGCTTCAAGAAGCTGACAATCTGTTTGAAGAACTTGCTTTTAAAACTCCTTCTAAAGTGGAGGTGGCAAATGTTTAAAGGATTGAAGGTTGAAGTAGTAGAGAAGAAAGAAACTCCTGCCGAGCAAAACGCCCAGCAGGAGAAGGTAAAGATAGAGCGAGTTGCCTTTTACAGCGACGAAATCATCGCCATTTACGAGGATGGACAAATCTGGGTAGCTGTCCGCCCTATTATAGAAAATTTAGGCTTGGACTGGAGTAAACAATACCGAAAAATACTTGCTGACCCCGTCTTGTCTCAGGTCGTTGCCCAGAAGGCAACGACCTCAAAAGGAGAAGACGGTAAAACCTACACTGTCAAAATGCTCTGCCTTCCGGTGGAATACCTCAACGGATTTCTTTTCAAGATAAACCCCAACAAGGTCAAGAGCGAAGAAACAAGGGAGAAAATCATCAGATACCAGAAAGAGTGTTACCGTGTTCTTTATGAATACTTCTTTGAAGGTTACGCAATCAACAAAAGGTTCTTTGAAGACGTAGAAGCGATTAAGAAAGAACTTCAGGAAACAAAGGAGAAACTTTCTCTCATGGAATACTGTTTGTGGGACCTCTGGTATCGCAAGAAAAAATCCTCAAAACAGAAGATACCGAAGAAAGAACCTCTCCAGAACCTCCGTAAATACAATCCCAACTGGCATTACATTCGCCAGGACCTTCAACTCTGGCTCTGCAAGAAAATTCCCATCTCAGAAATCCAGAAAAGGCTATTTGCTAACTGGAACATCTACGTTTCCGAATCAGCCCTCCGCCGTTATAAGCTCTGGTGGAGGCATTACGAAGCTCCTTTTCAATCCTGTCGCTAATCTTCTTGCCCGCCCTGTGCGGGTTCTTTTCCCTCGCCACAGTAAACAGAAACACGCCATAAACGACAGTAAATTCGGTAAACAAAAGGTGAACTTCAAGTAGTAAACGAAAGAGAAAATCTAATGGACTATCGGCAAGTTGTTGAAGCCACAAGAAAAGAGCTCCTCAGAAAACTCCTCCTAACCGAAGAAGAAGCCAACAGGCTAGCCAGAGAAATCGTCAAGAAGTTCCAGAAGGAACTTGCTCCAGACCTCTCAAACCTTGACGAGCTTATAGACAAGTATCTCAACGAATACGCAGACACCTTAGCAGACAAGCTTTTTAGGACTGTCAAAGAAGCTGCTGAGATTGGAGCTCTTCCAAACCTCTTACCGATAACCGCCTCAGAGCCAACAGAGCCCGGCCTTACATCTAAAGTGGCCGAAGAGATAATCAACTACCGTTACCCAGATGGACTCAACCTCTCTGAAAGAGTTTGGAAGTGGAAAAGGGAGCTCCAAGAGGGACTAAAGAGAACCCTTCTCAATCAGGCAAGGCTAAGGAACTCTGCTCAAAAGATAGCCTACGAGCTTCAATACACAATTGAGCAGATAGAAAAGGGCGAATTCACTGTTGCAATGGCAGAAGAGCAACTACCGAAAATAGTCAAAAAGCTAAAACAGATAGCACTCCTATCTGCGGCAAACGGAGGAGACCTCAACTCGTGGAGGAAGGTCGTCAAGCAGGCTGAAAAATACATAGAGGAGCTAACCGATAACATTCAATACGGCTTAAAACCTGCCTACAAAAGACTAATCAAAAATCTAACTGATGCAATAGAGAACAGAAGCGAAAGGGCAGTAGGCGAAGCAATTAAGTGGTGGATATACGACAAGCAGCTCTACAACTTAAAGCGAATAGCAAGAACCGAAATGAGCAACGCCTATCATCTAAGCCTTATAAAATCCACCGAGAAAAACCCTGCCGTAGTTGGCTACAGGTGGACTCTCTCAAGAAGCCATAAAGTTAGAGATATCTGCGACGACCTTGCCCACAAAGACCACTACGGACTCGGCCCCGGCGTTTTCCCCAAAGACAAAGTCCCCCGAATAAAGTGCCGTGCCTCCCATCCCCAGTGCCTGTGCTATATCGTGCCTGTTAGTGCAATAGAGGTAAAGGGAATGGACAGGGTAAAAAGGACTCAAATACAGGTAAGAACTATTTTGAAAGACTATCACAGTATGTTCTCCAATGTTAGAGACGATAGAGAACTTGTAGAGACATTTAAGAGCCTGTTTACTTCTCCTAAGAACTACTGGAAACATGTTCTAAAGCATGCTGTTCCAGACAAAGTAAGAGAGAAATACAACCTTAATAACTGGATAAGAACTTCAAAACTTTCCCACAAACTATTTCCTTATCAAAAAAGCTATGCTTTATCTTTTCTTGAAACACTTGCCTATCCTGAAAAGATAGCCTTGGCACAGTCTCCGAAATCTGAATTTGACAGGATAGTTTTCTATAGTTCAAAAAGACGAATGGCTGTTATCCTTGGTCCAACCGGAGAGATTGCCTCTGTCTATGAGCTGGATATATTCAAAAGCTGGGGTGAGTGGAAAAACTATGTTCTGTCTCAAGGTGAAACTGTTTTAGAGGTATCTATAGATGAGGAAACAAAACAGATGGCTAAAAAAATACAAATGGTTCATAGAAAGCTGGTACGAGGAAGTGGTAAATAACAACTACTTCATGGGAGATGACCACGCTGACAAGGTTATGCTCGTTGGAGACATAGAAGATTTCAGATACTTTCATTATGGCGTAACACCAGAAGAAACAGCAGAAATAGATGCTAAATGTCTGCCTGTAATTTATGAAGCCATAAAAAGCCGTTTCCCGGATATGGCAGAATGGTTCAAGGACATCATAAAAGGACTGAAGATAGACCTCTCAATTCTTGAAAAACAAACTGTCCAACCGCCACAGTGAACAGTCTCCTCTCCCGGCTAAGCCCATTTTAAACTCAAACCTTAGCCGGGAGCTCCCATGGAAACTCTTCCTATCCCACCAGAAGTAGAGATAACCAAAGAATACATTGACCCTGTCGTTTCCGTAACCTTTGAGAACGGCATTGAGCAAGTTCGCCAGCGCTGGAGCAGGCCTAAGATACTATTTAGAGTCAGTTTTTCTGACCTTCAGGAAGCAGAAAAGGAACTCCTAGAAAGCTTTTACGCCCGCCATCGCTGCTTTTCGCCTTTCCTGTTCCCCTACGAGAGCAAAACCTACACTGTCCGATTCAACAAACCCATTCAGGTGAAACAGACAGCTCCCAATCTCTACACCCTATCAGCCGAACTCATTGAAGCCTGGGGGGCAGAGCTGTGAGAACCCTAAGCCCAGCTGCCATCTTGGAGAAGAATAAGCTCTATGGGAACCCCTTCATTCTCTGCATAGACCTTGAACTTCCAGACTCCTCACACGTCCGCATCTGCCAGTACGACAAAAGAATAGTTGTTGGAGGACATACCTACTACCCCTTCCCAGTTCACCTCGGCGAGCTCAAAGAGAGTAACAAAGGAGAGCTAACGGAGCTCCCCATCCAGATTTCAAACGTTGCACAGGAGCTTATCCCCTACATTGAGCAGTACGACGGTCTTGTTGGTCAACAAGTGGAGCTCCTTTGGGTATTCCAGAACGGAAATAGCTATGAAGTTGCAATTTCGGATACCTTCCAGATAACTTCATGCTCCTATGACGAACGAACAATTAGCTTCAACCTCGGCCACTACAACCTTTTAGACGTCTTGATTCCGCAGCGCAAAGTTATAGAGCAATGCCAGTGGGAGTTCAAATCTCCTGAGTGTGGCTACACAGGAACAGATGCAACCTGTGGAAAGACTCTTTGGGACTGTATTCAAAAGGGAAACGAAAAAAGATTTGGAGGTTTCCCTACCATCCAGACAAATAGGATTTACCTATGATGACGGTCAATGAATTCATAATCAAGGCTCTGCAAATTCCCTACAAAAAATGGGGAAGCGACTGGAATGGAGTTGACTGCTACGGGCTTGTCCGTCTCTTCTATCGTGAAGTTCACGGCATAGAGCTTCCTGATATCAGAACCTACCGCTGGTGGGAGAGCTGGGAAAGGGTGAAGGAACCGCAAACGGGAGACGTTCTATTCATAAATCTTGAAGAGCCTCACATTGCCCTATACGCAGGAAACAACAGAATTCTCCACGCCCTCAAAAAGTACGGAATTCGCTTGGATAGATATAACGCCAATTGGCAAAAACTCACCAAAAGCATCTGGAGGCTCAAAAAGTGAAGCTCCTTGACAGAGTAGTTTCTCCAAACGAAAAAGGAAAAACCCTTGCAGACATTCTGAAAGAGCACGGACTTAACCCTAAAAACCAAAACATACAGGTATGGATAGACGGGAAACTAACAAAAGTCCCTCCAGACAAACTGGAGCTAAAGCCTGGCTGGAGAATTGAAATCGTTCCATTGCCTTCCGGCGGCGGTGGAGGAATACTCGGAGCAGTCGGAGCAATAGCAGTTGGAGTTCTAACCGGTGGACTTGCAGCAGCCGCCGTTGGAGCCGCTGGACTATCCATTGGAGCTTTCACTATCTCACAGGCAACCGTATTTGCACTTGGCTTTACAGTCGGAGCAGGAATTTTCAGCTACCTGACTGCTCCCAAACCCAAACTCCCTTCTTTTGGAGATGTAGGAAGCGATACTTTTGGTAGTTCTCCGACCTATTCCTGGAACGGAATCCAGACTGTAATGACTCAAGGAGTACCTATACCGGTAGTGTATGGAACCCACGCCGTTGGAGGTATTAGAATACAGTACGACTTAGGTCAGACAGATGCTATTACAGCTGAGAAAGTAGATACAAATAGAGACGGTAACGCCGATATACTTTTGATTACTCGGAAAACAGACTATAACGGTAATCCCACAGGGAAATTCGCTCAACCTTTACAGGATTGGCTTTTACTATGCGAAGGTGAGATAGAAAAAGTAGAGACCTTTTACCTTAACGATATTCCCTACAAATCTTTCCACTTCTATGAAATGTTCTATACCTCTGGGACAGCTACTAACACTGATGTCTCCCTTAAAGTTACTGTTCCCGTGTCCAGTATCCTCTCTCACGAAGAAAAATTTACCTATTTGAGTAAAAACCCTTCAAAACTCATTCACGGCTTCTGGGTTAACCTTCATTTTCCTAATGGACTTTACAAAATCAACAAAAACTCTGGTGGGATGGAAAGAGAACCTTGTAAATTCAAAGTTAGACTCTACAGAGGAAGCGAACAGATAGGAGAAAGTGAAGAAATCCCTCTTTATGGTCAGGTAAAGGAAGGATTTGTCTGGAGATTCTGGATAGGCATAGCGAGGAGCGGAACGCCTGCCAACAACCCACTTTGGGGACAGTGGCAATTCCTAGACTCGGTTACAAACTCGGATGCCCCCTATCGGATAGAAATTGAGAAGTTATCCGAGGACAGTCCAACCATCTATGATGTGAATACAGTCTATATTCAGAGCATCACGGAAGAGCTTGGAAAAGTAGAGAACGGCTATTCAAGACCTCTTAAAGTACGTTATCCATATACTGCCTACCTGTATTACTACCTGGATGCCTCCCCGAGCCTATCCGGCACTCTTCCGAATGCTAAAGTGGTTGTCAAAGGAAAGCGGGTTAAGCTCTACAACTTTGAGACCGGTCAGTGGGAAATTGCTTGGACAGATAACCCAGCCTGGATAATCAGAGACATTCTTACAAATTCTCGCTACGGACTTGGAGACTTTATTACTGAAGAAAACATAGACGATGAAAGCTTTAAAGCCTTTGCGCAGTTCTGCCAGGAGCAAGGTTACAAGTGCAACCTCGTCCTTGACGGATTCCAGAGGGGCTGGGATTTAATCAACAACCTTCTTGCAAAATTCCGGGCTTTCATCTTGCGAAATGGCAGTAAATACAAGATTAAGTTTCTTAAAGATGAACCTCCCGTACAGATGTTTACAATGGGTAACGTTATCCAAGGAAGTCTTAAAGTTCACTTTATCTCTATAAGTGATAGGTACAACACGATAGAAGCTCGTTTCCTTGATGAGAGTGACGGATACAAAATGAAAACTATTCTTGTTAGCACCGGTGAAAGGTACGAGAGAAAAAAAACCATAGACTTCTTTGGAATAACAGACAGAGCAACCGTTGAAAAAGAATGCAGATTCCTCCTAAGCTGGATGCAGAAAGTAAAACGCTCAATAGAATTTGACGTTTACCTTGACGCTCTCGCCGTAGAACCAGGTGATATATTCCTATTCAGCCACGACGTTCCAAAGTGGCTCGCGAGCGGAAGGATAGTGAAACAAGAAGGGAATATTCTCACCTTGGATAGGACAGTTGCTCCTGAAACCAACTACATAAAAGTGAGAACAAAAGACGACCAGATACTAACCTTTGAAATTGAGAAAGTAGAAGAAACCAGAATCCATCTTAAGACTTCTGCTCCCGAATTAGAGAACTGCCCTTACCTCTGCGGAAAAATTTCGGAAACTCCTAAGCTCTACCGCTGTATAGAAATCACGAGAACCGCCGAAAATATCCGTCACGTTGTTGCCATTGAACACATTCCCGAGCTATTCAATTAACCATAAAATCTTTATCGCGGAACACCATTCACGGTTTTGTGGAACACTATTCAAGAAAAATGGAACACCCATCTTTCATAAAGTTCTAAAACTTTTTGTCCCGGTATGTTTTACAAAGTCTCACTAAATCCCGTAAAATATCACTGGCATGTTCCACGAAGTGAAGTTTTTACAGTAAGTCTCTTGAATAGTCCTTGATTAAATCTTCCTAGAATATAAAATTTCTGCAAGAAACTTTAGCTCTTCTAATGTGTGATCATAGTTTATAGCTATTCTAAGCCGGCTCTTTTTTACCGTAGGTGGTCTTATTGCAGGAACAAAAATTCCTTTTTCCCATAGTGATTTAGAAAGCTTAAGTGCAGACTCTTCACTCCCAGTTATAAATGGAAAAATTGCAGACATTGAGTTTATTCTTGTCAAATTCTTAAAAAATTCAATTTTTTTCTGGAGTACTTTCATTCTTTTAGGGACAAGTTCCAAATTCTTAAGAGTTTGACAAGCAATGTATGGAGGAAGTGCTGTTGTGAAGATGAAACTCCTACACTTATTTATGAGATACTCTTTTAAAATTTTGCTTCCAGCAACAAAAGCTCCAAAAGTTCCAAGAGCTTTACCAAGAGTTCCAACTATGATTGTTCTTTCGTCAGGAATCAAATCAAAAATTTCTAAAGAAGACCAACCAACAACTCCTGTAGCATGAGCATCATCTATGATCAAAATCGCGTCATACAGGTCTTTTAACTGAAAAAGTTTATCAAGAGGAGCAATATCTCCATCCATACTAAAAATAGAATCTGTAACAATAAAACATCTTCTATAATTTTTTCTTTCTTTTGAAAGGATGAGCTCAAGTTCTTCTACGCTACAGTGTTTAAAGATCTTTACTTCTGCTTTAGAAAGTCTGCAACCATCGATTATTGAAGCATGGTTTAGTTCGTCAGAAAGTATTAAGTCTCCTTCCTTAGCTAAGGTTGAAATTACTCCTAAATTTGCCATGTAACCTGTTGAGAAAAGAAGAGCTGCTTCTGTTTTTTTTAATTCAGCAAGTTTTTGTTCTAAAACTTCATGAACTTCAAAGTTACCGCAAACCAATCGTGAAGCTCCGGCTCCACTTTTCCAATTCTCAAGGCATTCATAGCTAAACTTTGAAGCAAGAGAAAGGTAATCGTTTGAAGAAAAGTTCAAAACTTCCCTGCCATTTATGATAATTTTTTTTCCTTGAGGTGACGAAAGAACTTTTAATTCCCTATAAAGCTGTCTCCTTTTTAAAGTTTCAAGCTCTTTCTCCATCCACTTCAAAATTTTCCTCCGACTCTTGGAAGAGACCATCCTTTTTCTATTGCAAGAATTCGAACTATAAATACAAGACAAAGTGTTACCAAGGATGTAATTTCAAAAGAAACTTGAAGCTTTTCAAGGAAAACAAAAACAATTCCACCAATGATAGAGCAGGAAGCATAAAAATCTTCTTTAAGAATAAAAGGTACTTCTCCAGTAAAAATATCGCTGATTAAACCACCACCTGTACCGGTAATTAATCCTAAGAGAACTATACCAAAGGAATTTATGTCATTCTCCATACCAATTATAAATCCCGTAACAGAAAAAGCTGCAAGTCCTACAGCATCAAAATATTTAATTACTTTTTTTGTCGACAAATCTTTTTTAAATTTCATATAGAAAAAAAGAGAAAGAATTATTCCAATTATTGTTATACTAATGTCTTTATAGCTTGTAAAAGCTGTTGGAGTTTTGTTAACTATTATATCCCGAATTATTCCACCACCTAAAGCAGTCAGAAAACCAAGAGTAGTAATCCCAAGAAGGTCAAGTTTTTTGTTAATACCCTTAAAAACACCTGAAGCTGCAAACGCTAAAAGACCTATTCCATTTAAAAAGTCAAATACAAACATTATTGATTTAATCCGTATTTATTTAACTTCCTATATAGATTTGAAATATCAATTTCCATAAAGGTAGCTGCTTTTTTTAAATCGCCATTAAATCGTTTAAGCACTTGTTTGATATAAGTTTTTTCAAATTCCTCTTTTGCTTTTTTGAGAGGGAGATTTGAAAGGTAATCAACAGTTCCACCTATAGAATTTTCTGAAGATAAGTATTCTTTTGCATCTTCAATAACTTCAATAAGTTTATCGTATTTAATAGGTTTCTCTAAAAAGTCAAAAGCTCCCAATTTCATAGCCTTTACAGAAGTTTCAACCGTTCCATGACCCGAAATAATCACTACTGCCAAACTTTGAGTGATTCCTCTTTCATGGAGCTCTTTTAAGATTTCCATACCTGAAATTCCAGGAAGAAAAAGATCAAGAATTAGTATATCTGGTTTAAGTTCCTCAATAGCACTTATGACTTTAGAACCTGCCTCTTCTGTAAAGATTTCAAAGCCTTCATCTTCAAGAATTTCTTTTACCGTTTCTCTTATAGTTCTTTCATCGTCAACTATTAGAACCTTCAT